TGAGTCTAGCACAACTTATGAATCAGGAAGCGAATCAACTTCAACAACATCCAGTACAACAACTTCTAATATAAGATCAGCTCCACCAACAGCAGGAGCACCATCCTATAATTCAATGACACAGGATGTATGTGCTGTGGGTGCTAGTGCAGGAATACAAACTTTTGGTGTGGGCGTTTCAGCAGGTAAACATTTTATTGACAAAAATTGTGAACGACTTAAACTAGCTCGGATTCTAAATGACTTTGGTATGAAAGTAGCAGCAGTTGCTATACTATGTCAGGATGAACGAGTTTTCGAAAGCATGATACAAGCTGGTACTCCATGTCCAATCGATGGTAAGATAGGTAGTGAAGCTATGGGACTATGGAAGCTATATGACTTTGAAAGACCTGACTATAAGAAATATGTATCTCGTATGAAAAAACGAGAAGAAGTTAATCCTGTAGTTACATTACCATCAGACAAATCAACAGATAAAAAAGTTAAATGGAAGGAACCTAAATGAAAACTTGTAGTAAATGTGGACACATCTGTCATTGTATGGCATCAGGAAATGAACATCGTGTAACTGTTGATTGTGATTGTGAAAATTGTGAATGTCGTGAAATACAAAACAAATCAGAAGGTCTTGTAATAGACGAAACTGGAGAATGCGAATCATGTCAATAAAAAAAGTAATATTAATAATATCACTTATTGCCTTATCAGGATGCTCTGTATCCGTAGGTAAGAAATGTCTTTATACAGATGAAGGTACTGTCGTATCTTCCTATGTATGGATAGGTGATAGAGTAAACGAAATCAGTAAACTGAATTGTAATTAGATGTGGAAGTACATATCTTGGGCTTTAGGTCTAGCCCTGTTATGGTCTCTCTTATCCTGTTTTGCAAACACAGTTAAAGCTGAAGAAATTACAACAGGTAATTTATTACCTAATGCAGGAGATTCAGACTCCAGCTATCAATCGGTAGATAATAATATACCTAATGTTTCATCAAGTTGTAGTGAGTTTACACTCAGTAGTGCTACTTGCTTAGGTCAAGAAATTGAAGTTACAGCAACAGGTACAGTTAATACAACTGGTTCTTTGGTAGGCATTACTACAAATTCAGACACTACTACTCAAGATAAATTAGATAATGGTATTACTTTAAATAGTGCAACCATTATTCAAAATTGTGAATGGGATGGATCTGCTAACGAATGTGGGAACAGACGTGGTGCTCAAGATACGTATAAAACTACTATTAAAATTTTAGATAGTGATGGTAACACTCTTGCTTCTGTAGATCAGATAAGAAATACAGATGCATATTACTACTCTAATGCTTTAAAATATCTTGACCAGGTTATTTATACAGGAACTGGATCTAATTCTTTTGATTGGACTTGGACTGGAATAGATAATGATCCTAACCCATTAAGTTTAGGTGGACCTAATTTATTAGGAGCTTCTCTAACAATGACTTATGAGAATGTTGTTTTAGAAGTTGAAACACAAACAGCTTTACAAGAAGTAAGTACTGCTATTAATGCAACTGAGATTGAAGAATCTGTAAATGTTGCAATTCAAGAAGAAGCAGTAGCTCTTATTTCAACTGTTCAAACTATTGCTGCAGCACCTTTGCCCACAACTACTAAAGTAGTCCAGGTTCAAGCAGCTATTAAAAAGTTTGAAAAGAAAACAGGAGCAACAGTAACGAAAGCACAAGTTACTTCTACACCTGTAGCAACAACTACTGCTTTAATGCAAACAAGTAAAGTTGTAACAGCAAAGAAAGCTACTACTATTGCAAAACAAATTATACAATCAACTACTAAGAAGGAGAAAATTAATGAAGAAAAAGAAAAACAAGAAGAAAAAAAATCAGAAGTTAAAACAGAAGAAAAGCAAGAAGAGAAAAAACAAGAAGAACAAAAGAAAGTAGTTAGTGCACAAGAAGAAACTTCTGAAGAAGAGGAATCCTCAAGCACAACTACTACAACAGAAACTGTTTCAACAAAAAGTAATACCAAACAAAAAAAAGTACAATCGAAAAAAGTTAAAACCTCCATTACAAAGTTAATGGATAAGGTTGATGAGCAGGTTAAAGACCTTGCTAAAAATCTTGAAGTTAAAAATATTATTAAGCTGGAAGCTATGGCTAGTGATCAAGCATCTCTAGAACTTTATTCGAACATTGTATTTTATATACCTAAAGATATATACTTAGATCAATTACCCCTTATAGATAATAGACTTATCTATGAGGGTATTACTCTTTCTAGTTATATTGCTAATGATAAGGTATTTATTAAAGAACATAAGTTAAATGAACTTAACTTAAAGAAACAAAAACTATTAATGGAAATTAAGGAGTTAAAGAATGGCTAAAGAAAAAAGTAAGTTTAATATAAAGGATCAGCTTGCAGGGATCGCAGCATTGATAGCTGCTATCGTAGCTATTGGTGGTGGATTTGTTAAGTATGGTGAAATACAGACTAAACTTGATGTACTATCTGAACAAACTGGACCTGATCTTACACCCCTTGCACAGCAAATTGGTAACAATCAGAAAAATATTTCTAAAAATATTTCAGGTATTTCTGATAATACTAAATCAAATGCAGTACTGGAAAAAGAAATTGAACTATTAAAAATTCAAATAGAAGAAATTAAAATTAATACTTCTAATCCTCTTTCATCTAGTTCGGGAAACTAAAATTGGGATTTCGTGTATTTAGATTTATTACAGGACTTCCCAGCCCAGATTAGATTATTATTGTAGATTTAGGTTTTGGTTCTTCTTTAGGTTCACCATATACATTAAAACTAAAAGATCTACGTTCTCCCTTTGTTCTAAAGGGATAAACCATATGATACATCCACCAAGGAAAGATATAATAATCTCCAACCTTTGGGCGGAGTCTTACTGTATTAGTTGAGAATAACTGAACTTGTCCATAGTGCATTTCAATACTACCTGCAGATGGGTAATGATCTTTATCTTCTATTTCCCATTCTTTATCTATACCTTCTGGTAAACCTAAATAACCTACACAAGATATATGACAGTTCGTATGATAATGAGCTGGATTAAAATCACCATTAAAGGTTCTTACATACCAAGCAGATCTAAATTTAATTCTTTGTAATTCATTTATATTTTCTGGATGTGCTTCTATATAAGCACTCATAAGTTTTTGAAAATAAGGAGCCCATTTAGTAAATACATCAGGACTAATAACTAATTCCTGTTTAACATTTCCTACAAGATCATCAGAAAAATCATGTGTTTTTTTCTTAACTTTACGATCCATGATATGTTCACAATCTTTATTAAAATCATCAATAAGTTCTTGAGGTAATTTACAATGACCTATAGATGGACCAAAAGGTCTATAGATTTTAAGTTCTTTATTCTCTTGGTTAAGGTTACTAAAGTGTCCCATAGTCTCTTTCAATAATCATTTCAATAAAGTGAATAGCTTTAAGTAAATCTTGTTTACCATCCTTTTTAGAATGTCTACAGATATACTTAATAGCTGATCCTTCAGGAAATAACATTTTATTTTCTATAACAAATTGACTAGGTTGAATAGTGAATCCTTGATAATGAGATCCACCTATTTGTTTATCATAACTAGAACTTAAGTTTGAAGTTTTTCTTTTCATATTTTATTTGAGCTGGTGTCCTTCTATCTTCAAGTATTTTACTTTGTTTTGAAGTGAATTGAAAGGGACCTTTTTGTATAGCCATTTGAGTTTTTTTATAAGCATAGTCTGGATCTATATCTGCATATTGACAGACTTCTCTAAAGTCTTTTGAACAATTAGAAAACCAAGCAATTGCCAAGCGTTTACAATCCAGGTAATGTTTTCTAAGACCATCATATTTAGCATCCGTTATAGCTTGAGCAATTACCGCTTGCCACAAGGAAAATTCAGGACTTCTCTCCTGATTTGTTGCTACTACTGATGCCTTTATCTGTGTTCTGAACATTGGTTATTTCATAAGTTACTCTAGATTTATGCATACCATCATCTCTCCAATTAAATCCTTTTGTTAAATCTATTTTATTAAATACTTTTA